CCAGACCTTCTCTGGGCTATTTACCTTTAAAGGGCACAATATGAGCGAGCTGCAACCAGAAGACAACTACGAGTACGAATCCGAGGAAGACGTAACCACGGAGACGGAGGTAGAAGAAACTGAAGATTCTGTTGAGGAACAGAGTACCGATTCAGCACCGGAGGCGGGGGAGACCCCAGAGAAAGAAATCAAGTTCGATGAAGAGCAGCAGCGTGTATTTAACGATGCAGTCGGCAAGAAGGTTTTCAAGCTTCGAGAAAAGGAGCGCGAAGCCGAGTCGCTGAAAAAGCAGTTAGATGAGTTACAGGCCAAGCTTGGAGAACGTCAGGCGCCAAAGGTCCCCGACCTGCCAGATCCGTTTAGACTCTCAGATGAAGAGTATAGACAGAGCCTGGCAAGACGAGACCAGGCGCTGAGAGCCGCTGCGGAATACGATATGCAGCAGCAAGCCGTCCAGCAGCAACAGCAAGCGCTAAAGCAGCAGGAATGGCAAAAGCAGCAGGAGGAAATGACCAGTAAGGTTAAGTCCTACTCTGACAGGGCAACTAAATTCGGCATAACGCCGGAGCAGTTACAGGAAGCAGGTAACGCGGTAGCGCAGTTTGGGATCGACGAATCTCTTGTGAATATAATTCTTGAAGAGAACGAAGGCCCCTTGATCACTAAGTATCTTGCTAAAAACCCGTTAGAGCTTGACTCGTTGCGATACTTGCCGCCAGCTCAAGCAGCAGTAAGGATAGCAACAGAAATTAAGCAGAAAGCTGCATCGCTTAAACCCAAGGTAAATAACGCTCCGGATCCCCTGGAGCAGCCCCATAGCGCTGGAAGTGCCCCCAAACCTAAGGGCCCTCAAGGCGCTACATTTGAATAGGAAGGTGATCCAAGATGGCTAATAATTTAAATAGTAACGTCACCCGGAAAGTCGCTCGCGTCTTTCTTGATGCTTTTGAAGCATCACGGGTAGTAACAAAGACAGTAAACACGCAGCTCCTGAGCGGCAAGTTCAACCCTTCAAGCGGTTCTAACGTCGACTTTAAGCGTCCGCACGACTATAACTCTATCCGTACTTCTGGTGGTGACATCTCTGGTGCAGATAAGTCGGACATCATTGCAGGTAAGGCAACTGGTACGGTCCAGGACTACTTCACAGCGGCCACTGAGTGGGGCAATGTTGAGGAAGCTCTTGAGCTAGACCAACTCGATCAGATCCTTGAGCCTATGGCCCGTCGCATTGTGACTGACCTGGAGCTGGACCTCGGTCGCTATATGCGTGAGAACGCAGCCTTGAACTACGGTGATCGCGGTACTGCGGTAGACGCATGGTCAGACGTAGCTGGTGCTGGTGCACTGATGGATTCTGTCGGCGTTCCAATGTCAGACGAGAAGTACTACCTGATGAACCCGTTCACGACTACTGCGCTATCTTCAGCTCAGAACGGTCTGAACGCGTCTGACGGCCTTGTTCGTACAGCATGGGAAAAAGCGCAAATCAGCCAGAACTTTGGTGGCATGATGGCTTTAACGTCTAACGCTCTAAGCAGCTACACTTCAGGTTCAACAACTGATCGTGCAGGTACTTTGAACGGTGCTCCTAACGCCACTTATGTTGCGGCAAAGGACACTATGCAGCAGACTCTTGTTCTGGCCGGTCTGGGTACTGGTACTATCAAAGCTGGCGACCAGGTAACTATTGCGGGCGTTAATCGTCTCAACGTAGCTACTCGTGAAGCGATCCTTGATAGCGCTGGCGCACAAGTGCCTTGGACAGGTACTGTAGTAGCGGATGTGACTATCTCTGGCAACGCTGCGACTATTGTTGTCTCAGGTGCGGCTATCCACGAGACTAACGGTCAGTACAACAACGTAGACGCAGCTCCTGCTTCTGGCGCGGTTGTGACTATCCTTGGTGCTGCTTCAACTCTGTACCAGCCTAATATGTTCTTTACCAAGCAAGCGTTTGGTCTCGGAACTGTTAAGCTACCTAAGCTGTACTCTACAGATACAATTGCGACTACCAGCGATGGCATGAGCATCCGTGTATCTAAGTACGCAGACGGTGACGCGAACACGCAAAAGATTCGTTTCGATCTCTTGCCGGCGTACGCGACCTTCAACCCGCTGTTTGCGGGCCAGGGTTACGGAAAGTAACACTACGGAGGATGGGGGCTTCGGCCCCCTGATTCTTTATGGCAAAACCAAGTAAAGGCAAGGCTAAAGTAAAGGTCACCGCATCCGGCAAGAAGGTTTCTTATGGCCAGGCTGGAAAAGCAAAGGGTGGCGGTTCACGAGTAAAGCCAGGAACAAAGAAGGGCGACGCATATTGCGCCCGGTCAGCCGGCCAGATGAAAGATCATCCAAAGGCCGCAAAGAATCCCAACAGCCCGCTACGCCTGTCACGAAAGCGGTGGAAGTGTAAGGGCAAGAAGAGTGCTAAATATGAGTGACGGTCTATACGCGAATATTCACAAAAAGAAAAAGCGCCAAAAGCGTCAAAAGGCCGAGGGACGTACAGTGGAGAGAACTAGATCGCCTGGCGCCCCAGGAGCACCAACAGCAGGTGCATTTCGCGCAGCAGCAAAAACAGCAAATAAGAAACCTACATTTGAATGAGGTGATTTATGCCAGATATAGATGGAAAGAAATTCCCATACACCAAAACAGGCATGGCTGCGGCTGAAAAGGCCCGAAAGAAAAAGAACAAAAATAAATCTAAGCCCATGAATAGAAGCAGAAATACATACGGGAATACATACGAGTAATGGCTACTGTCGCTCAGGTCGCAAAGGCATCACTACAGCGAATTTTGGTCCAGGCATCTGAGTCTCCTCTCGAGCCTGATGAGTACCAAGATTACATATTCGCTCTAAATAATTACATGACTCAGCTTGATGCTCAGGGCATCACGTTGGGCTATACCGAGGTCGATAGCCTTGCAGATGTAATAACCGTGCCCACCGGTGCGTTGCGCGGAATTATAGCCAACATGGCTATTGAAGTGTCTCCAGATTATGGAGGAGTGGTTTCAGAGGGATTGGTTAAAGCGGCCCGTGAGGGCATGAATACCATGCGTACTATTGGTGGCCGTATGGGTCCAACCTCACTACCGTCAACACTGCCTATAGGCGCAGGAAACGAAGACGACAGCTACGGGATTTCTGGTCATTTCTACCCAGAACAAGAAGCAGAAATACTAGCCGAATCTACTGGCGCAATTGGACTGGAGCTTAACACGAAATGACAATTAGAGCCGATGGTCGCAGGAAAAGCGAGTTTATAGCTAAAGGCACGGTTGAAGCTGGCGGCTATCTTGATTACGTTGTCAACGGGACAAATTACAAAATCAGCTATGACAACTTTGTGGCTAACCTTGGCGTTACCGGGACGATCGTACAGGAAGGTGCTGCTACAGGCACAGCTATCCTTGACGTTGATGGCACTATCAATCAGATCCGCAACCTTGAGAACGGCCCAGGAATAGTGACCTCGGTATCTCCAGAAAACGGGGCCAAGATTAGCCACAACTTCACGGCTAATACTGACGGGCTCCCTATCCTATTGAACACAACCGCAG